ATATTTCTACGTTTGAAAAGTATAAGATTATTGGTGATGAAAGACCTGATAATATAGCAAACCAAATATATGGTAACTCCGAATTAGATTGGTTAGTATTGGTATCAAATAATATTATCAATATTCAAACTGAATGGCCTATGAAACAGAATGATCTTGATGAACATCTTCTTTTAAAATACGGTACATATGAAACCCTATACAGTGGAATACATCACTACGAATCAAAAGAAATTAAAGATGCAAATAATGTAGTTCTTTTACCAGAAGGTCTATGGGTTGATGAAAACTATGAGTTCATATACACAAATCCTCAAGGTATTCTTGAAAAAAGAAGACCAGGATTGCCAGTTACGAACTATGAATATGAAACAAAACTAGAAGACAATAAAAGAAATATAAACATACTCAAACCAAAATACGTCAATCTAGTTATTGACGACCTTAAAGGTATTATGCAATACAAAAAAGGTTCCACTCAGTATGTGAGTGAAACCTTGAAGAGAGGAGATAACGCTAAATTATATTCTTAATTACTCGTTAGCAAGACGTTGGAAGTATGATAGAGCATCATCTTCATCACGATCAGCAGATACTTCTGACCTAGCACCAAGGTTGTTCAGTTCAGTCTTCAGGTCTTCAGTCAATTCAGACTGTGGTTGACGTGAGGAGAAGTTAGGTGCATAAGAACCACGATCATTGTCCTCATCGTTGGTCTCTTCATCATAGCGAGCAGGTGCTTGCTTCTGACCTAGAACCATCTTCAGACGCTTCTCCAGTTGCTCATAGGACTTAAACTGGTCAGTAGCAGTCAGAGCAGTCAACGAATACTGCTTCTTCCACAGTGCTTCCAGAGCATCGTCATCATCTAATAGAGGAGACACACGGTCAAACTCAGAAGAGTCATAGTTCCAGTAACCTGCAACCTTCTTCAGTTTCAGTTTGAAGTTAGCACCCTGCCAGAAGTCAAAAGGATTGATTGGAGTTTCATCCTCAAACTCAGGTTGCATTGATTCCATGACCTTATCAAAGATCTTCTTACCAAACTTGTATAGAAAAACGCGACCCTCATTCTGGGGATTTGCTTTGTCCTGCACAACATAGATGTTGGCATAGTAGGACAGTTTGCGTTTCTGCTTACGAACAGTATCCTTGTCTGCTTCGTTACCACTGTTCCACAGTTCACGGTTGTGCTCTGATACAGGGTCTTTACCACCGGCAGTAGTCAAAGAGTTCTCAATGTACCAACCACCAGGACCTTGGAAGGCGTGGGAATACATCTTTGCCCAAGGGAGGTCTTCTCCTTCAGGGGCAGGGAGGAAACGGATAACGGCATAACCATTGCCGGTCTTATCCATTTCAGGTTTCCAGAGACGGTCGTCGCCACCGCTGCTGGTATTGTTCATCTTCTCAACTTCCTTTACCAGTTTAGAGGTAAGAGAACCAAGAGAAGATTGCTTTTTAAGATTTGCGAAAGACATAGGATTTATTAGATTAGTTTGGATTTGGCTTTTGTGGACTTCGTTATTCTACAGACCTTAGTCTGATTTGTCAATCTGGTCCTTCATAACGATAATCATCTTAGACATATTGCTAAAGACGACATTCATATCGACATCAGGAGAGAGACCCATTGCTTTAGCAGAATCAAGGATACGTTCCTTCATTTCTTTTGCTTCTGGGTCATCAGACAAACTCAAACGGGTATACAAAATCTTTTGTTTGTCAAGAAGTTCCTCAAGCATTTCAATATGCTTGAGTTTTTTCTCCTTACTCATTGCAGTAAATGTGAAAATGTTTAAGTAAACACTATCCTGCAATTCCTGTATTTTAGTTAACTCTGCGCGGACAACTTCTGAGTTAAAGAAGCTCATTCACCTTCTACGACTTCAGTTTCACTCACTGTAGCATCATCTTCTTCTTTACTTTCTTCAATTTGATTCAGTGCATCAAGTGCGCCTAGAACTTTATAGTAAGTGACACGCAGTTGTTCCATCTGCTCTTCAAGTTGTTTCTTTTGTTCAGTCAGATTATCAATGACTTCAGTATTTTCCAGTGACATATTAAGTTCCGATTAATTGTTAGTGATTAGTTGCTTGAGTAACTTCCGATAATGAAGCACTTCAATATTTAGAAAGGGAGAATATTTTTTAATTCTAAGACTTACGGTTTCCCACACAGGGTCCTTAAGTCTAGTATCAAAATCCTTTCTGTACCCTAGTATTCTATCACAGATTACCAGAGTTTCAAGTGAAATATCCCCACTCAAATAACTTTTAAGTATGGGAGGATGACCTGTTCCAGTGAAGACACGATCTAATTTTTGTTCCGATAAAAGAGAACCCATCTCTTCTTTAAAAACATAAGATAGTGATTGAGTTCTCTTCTTCCATGAGGTATACCTACCTTCACCTTCTCTTATCATCTCTCCAATCCATAGTTTACTAGGATCGGTGCATGAAATAAAGTTGGATATAAAAAACTCAATCACTTCTTTATCGTCTTTGTTTCTGGATAGTTTTTCAAACCAGAACCTATCTTTTCTTTTATAAAAAGATTGCACAGTCGCACGACTCTTTCCACAGTATTTGTGATAGTCATACTTCTCCTTGGTGAAGTGATTCTTTAAGGAGAGGTATTGCTTATAGGCATCGAACGGCATCATGAAAAAGTCAAAGGGGGCAAAAATTTTGCGGGAAATTTTTTGGGACGAAAATGGATTACAAAGGCAATTTTGCTCTAGAACTCCGCTTCAGGAAGTTTAATTCCATTGCTTGATACTTAATCTTTTCCTTAAGTGGTTTGGTAATCAACTTAGGAACCGACTCTACATCAATACCATTCTTTTCACAGAAGTGAACGATAGCATCTATGTAGTTCATCTCTGGTACGGTTTGTACTAGAGATTCTATTTCTTGAGTGAATTTAGAAGGGCAATAAAACTTACTTTCTAATACTTTGTCTAGTTCATTCTCCATTCTCTGTCCTAGTATTGTGAGATACAAATTCTTTAATGTAACGAACTAACAATTTAATATAGTCCCCTTTGTTCCTTTTGTCAAATACCTTAACCTCACCACCAGGTGTAACCATGATAGTGATAAGTTTTTTGACCGGGATACCCGTCAGTTCATAGTATGCAGCAGCATAGAAAGTTTCCTGAACAAAATAGTTCTCTAGCCACTCTTCTGGTTTAATCTTTTCGGATGTCTTAAAATCGATGACTGCAAGTTCTCCTTCATACTCTCCGATACAGTCAACTCTACCAGCCAATCCAAGATACTCTGAGAACAGAGTTCTTTCTATAGCGTGTATGTTATTTATCTTATCCAGGTATGGTTTAGCATGATGAAACATAAACTGTGTGAGAGGACGAAAATCATCCCAGTTTATTTCATTGTTCCTCATATACACTTCAACTGCTTCATGGAAGTCTGTTCCACGGGTAGTTGCTTTCTTTGTGATACGATTTGCTTCTTCTATACCAACTCTCTTTCTCCACTTAACAAAGATTTCTCTATTATAAAAAGAAGTTACAGACGTAATAGAAGGCACCCAATCTCCACTAGGAACATTGTAGAGACGGATGCCATTCTTATTTTTACAATTTAATTCAATGTCACCTAAGTAATTATGATGAATAAAGTTCATAGACCAAGTTCGTTTTTAGCAAGTAGATATTCTTTACAGAGACCAGAGCGAACGATATCTTCAATACCAAACTCAATGATATCCATTGAAGGCATGATACGTAAAACTCTCATGAAGTCTGCGATACCATTCCTCTCATTCTGTTTTGTCAAGTCAGTCTGAGTAGCATCACCACAGAACATAATCTTAGAGTTTTCACCAACACGGGTGATGATACTATCAAGTTCATGATAGTTCAAGTTCTGGAATTCGTCAACAATAATAACAGCATTATCAAGTGTAGTGCCACGAATGAATGATGTAGACCAGAAACTAATCGTTGTCTGTGCTTTAAGATTGCCGTAAAGCATTTCAAAGTCTGATTCAGTAGGCATTTCAAACATATACTTTACCATATTCTTATATGGAATTTGGTAAAGAGAGGATTTATCCTCATGGTCTCCGGGTAGAAAACCAATCTCCCTTGTAGCAACTAGTGACCTTACAAGATAAATTTTTTCGTAAGGAGACTTAGTATCTAATACATCTCTTAGTGCATTGTATAAGGTGATAAAAGTTTTACCCGTTCCTGCCGCACCGTAAGCGACAATGTTTTGATCATTCTTGTAACAACGAAAAAGTTCTGCTTGATTATCTGTGAGAGGATCTATTGTCCTCATCAGATCTAAATTAATAGGTTTTTTTCTTTTCATTTGCTTATTACTCATTCCGAACGGTACGGGCGTCTTCGATCTTTTTGCGGGCATAAGATTCAGAGTGGTTTTACTGTGGATCCTGGTTGTTTTGATACCTGATGTAATACATCATTCCACCCCGGATGAGTCTTCTTCAGTTTGTCTTGGAAGTCTCCTACTTCCCCGATGCCAGGAAATGTAGTTGGATCGGAATAATCTCTATCCCACTCAGGGTTATCCGTCTTCCATTGATCCCAATCATGAACACTCATAGCAATTTCTTTTTGTTCACCTGTCTTCTTATTGATAATAGGATACGTAGCCATAAATTACATCACATACAACAATATTTATTATACCCACTCCATTGCTTCAGCAACGGCAGGGAACTGTTCACAAAAAACACGCTTGGCATCTAATGCAATATCCATATGTTCTTTCTGTGTTCCATTAGAAGAACGCAAATCGATGTAATGGATCCATGACCTGACTGAACCGGTCATGTAGATTTTGGTGGGCACAGCGAGGGGAAGCACAAACCTTGCACATTCCTTTGCAATCGATGCATCAAGCATTTCCTGATACAGTTTCATTCCTTCCTCAAAGTGTTTTTGCATTTTGATTTGGAAGTCTTGACGGACAAACGGGTCAATGTCATCAATAGAATTCTGACGATTCTTGGTGTCTTGTCTGCGTAGTTCAGGTAGAGGGATCGTCTCCGCGAGTAAGGAACTATCAGCATAGCGTTGTGAAAATTCCTGATATGTAAATGAACGATGACGAAGCACTTGAGCTGCGATACCCCTTGTAGTATTCAACTCTAACGTCATATATGCCTGCTCAAAGATGCTCCAGTGCTGATGCTTCACACAATACTTAAGCAGTCCAGAGAACTTCTCATTGTCCTGGTTGTTTGGATTACTCACCCTGGCACAGTATGCCATGTGCTTCTCCGCATC